CCTGAAACTCAGGGTATTTTAGTAAAAACTTTTTTTATTAACTTGGTTCTCGTTAATAATAATTAATATATAAAAAAATAAAGTCTTTTTATAATATTTTATAAAATAAATTCAACTGTTACAAACCTTCCGAAGAAGACTACCGAATAGCTTTGACAGCTAACAACCCTAGTCGGCAAGGTCTCCATCGGAAACGGAGATAGTCCTGACCTTGCAAGCCTCGGTACACTGACCTTATCTGACCTTTCAAAGAAATTACCTTTTACTGATAAAACCATTCTACGCTCTATATCTTAATTGTCAAGCGATAATTAAGTAATCTTTATTTTTTTTGTAATGAGTAGGTATTTTAAATCAGAAATGTTTTCTTTTGTAGCCCCTCCAAGCCTATTCTCACAAATCATTTTCATTTTTGCAATCGTGCTTGGTTTCAGATTTTTTGCGGTAATTATTAAATATAATCCGCCTCTATTTATTTCGTCTATTAGAGCAATTAGTTTCTTTGCCTCATCTTCGTTTGATGAATATAAATTTTTTAGTTTTAATATCATTCCATTGGTTTAATTTGGTATGATTCCCGCTTCTTTGTCATCGGGATGATTTCTACTTCTTGATTTCCCGGACACATATTGATTTCAAATTGTGCTGGGTAAGTAAAAAATCTATAACATCCATCCTCACCTTCAACTGGGCAATAGGTAGTTTCCCACATTCTCGGCATTTCAGGGCTATGTAGTTTTACTATACAATTTGCATTAGAGTTAATTGGAAAAGATAAGATTAATAAAAAGAATATTAGTTTTTTCATTTTGTGATTTGTTTGTTAATCGTTCTTGAAATCATTCTATATAACTAAAATTAATTGTCAAGTGTTAATTTCTGAAAGCACATCAAGAATTTCTTGTTGTTCTATTGTATGTAATAATTTTTTTTCTTCACGTACTTTTTTAGCTATTATTTTATTATGTTTGTTAGAGTATGGACGCTGTTTTTCTTTTCTTTCTACTCCTTTTTTTAATTCATTTCTAATATCGTGAAGTAACCCAGCCTCTTTACTTTTTTGCCATATATATTTTAAATAAGGTCTTTTATCTTGTTCACCTGCTCTATCTTGTTTTTTTAATTTTACATTTGCATTATATAAATTATGTAATTTAACGAATTTTATATCTGAGTTTCTTTTTTCCATTACAACTTTTATATGGCATTTTTTACAAGAGTTTTTATATTTCTTTTTTCTCTCTTTTTTATTTGTGTAATAGAAATAACTATAAAACTCAGATAGTGGTTTAGTTTCTCCACATTTAACGCATTTCTGATATTGGACTCCGTCTATTGTAATTATGTTGTTTGCCATTCTATGCGACCACGCTGGATAAGATGTGTGTGCTTCTAATGGAATTGATTGGTCTATTAATGTTTTTTTCATAATTAATTCAAAAATAAATCTTTTTGTTCTAAGAAAGTTTTTATCCTATTAACAGATAGGTCAAACATTTTTTTATCTTTTTCGCAACAAACACAAGTTTTGTTTGTTAATATACAAGCTATTGCAGTAACGCAACTTCCAGCAAATGGGTCTAAAATTGATGTTATATCATTGCAATAATCATTTATTATCTTCCCGAATAGTTTTACTGGTTTTTGAACAGGGTGGAAGTAATCCCTTTCTTCGGATATAAACCCTTGTTGAATAACTGTATATTTTTTTGCTTGTTTATTAGTAGAAGTCCAAGCAAGTTCAAAATCTGAAAAGGGGTTAGTAAAATTATAATGTCCTATTTTATCCCAAGAAATAAGAGCATTAGTTATCGGTATTATGTCAGCAAAATAATTATATCCAAATATTATTTGATTTTTTGACACTCTTTGCATTTCATCAAAATATTTTTTATCTGGTCTTGTTAAATCCCAGTTTTTCTTCTTTTTTATTTTTATTTTCTTCTTTCCAAAAGCTGACACTTTTCCATTTCCTTTTCCATAAGGGACATCTGTCAATATAAAATCAAATTCGTTTTCTTTAAGAGATGACATATATTCCATACAGTCACAATTTATAATTCTTATTCTTCCGTTTAAAAAAGAAGTTTCCATAGTGTTTACTTTGATTTATGAAATTTTACACCAAATGTAGTGGGGATAAATCGTTTATGTTTTTCGTCTCGTTTAAAGTTTATAGTCTTCTTAGCTATTTCTTCTATTTTAATTGGATTATATCTTGCTAAATCACAAACCATAAGAAAATCACTATTTTTTGTACTTAGCCATTTTTTAGCTTCTTCAGGTGCATTCTTACATCTCTTATGTTTAGATATAATTTCTAAATCAGCTAATTTACGCCATATAACAGCTTGGAATAATGTACACATTCTGTGGTCTTGCAGTTCAGTATCTTTGGGGTTATTCATAGGACTTCCATAACATTGAATACACACTTATAATATTAATGCGTACTTCAAAGACAGTCAAGGGGAAAAATGCAGGAAAATGAGGTTTTAGACCAATTTGTTCAAGATAGATTGGATTATATATCTATACATATAGTAGATTTATGGTCAGAATTTATGTATATAAGTGAAGGAAGAGTTGGAATAACAAATTGGCACATAGAATATTGTTGTCAATATATAGTCAATATCTTATCAAAAAAAACAAATAAGTTTCTTTTTAATATGCCTCCAGGGCACGCTAAAACAACAATGATGATAACGCTTTGTGCTTTATATATAGGGCTTTATCCTAACACAAGATTCTTGATATTATCTAGCACTGAAAAAGTAAGACAAAAATATTATACCTCGCTTGGTCGTATAATGGAATCTAAAAAATTTAAAGAATTATTTCCTTTAGTAGAAAGAGATACAGAAGCAAGCACTAATAAAAAAAATGACTTCTTTATGAAAAGAATCGAAATAAACGGAAACATTATTGGTGGTGGAAATATATTTGTAGAATCTACTAATAGTACAATAACAGGAACGGACTGTGATTTTCTTCTTGTTGATGACCCTGTAGATTATAATACTTATCTTACTCAACATCAAGGATATATAGAAAGAGTAAACAACGCTATTATGGGATTATTCCTTCGTATAAGAGAAATAAAAGGCGAAAGAGAAGTGCCATCAGTGATAATAGGGCAGAGGATTTGCGAAGGAGATATAAGTGATGAAATAATAAGAACAAGCAAGCCAGGTTCTTGGTGCCACGTTATTATGCCGGTTGTAGAGCAAGAAGTATCCAATAAAGCTATAGACACAAAAGACGGAAAAACAATTTTAGGAAAGATTTATCAAGTAAATGACTTTAAGTATTTTAGAAGGCAGGGAGAATTTCTATTTGATAAAATATTTGACCAAGACAAACTAGAAGAAAGAATATTACAATTTGATGGTAGACCTATTGATTTTCAATATCAATATTATCAAAAAGGATTATCTGAAAAAGGCTCTCTGTTCAATATGAGCGCTATAAAACAATATGACGAAGAAACTTTAAATGACCTACAAGCTGATTATATTATACAATCGTGGGACACAGCATTTAAAACAGGAAACGCAAATGACTTTTCGTGTTGTACTACTTGGCTTATAAAAATGAGAGACGGAAAAGTAAAAGGTAGAAAATATGTAGAATATTATTTAGTAGATATTTTTATAGATAAACTGGAATATACAAACCTTATAGATAAAATGGATTCTCTTTACCAACAGTATGAACCTAATTTCTTATTAATAGAAGATAAAGCTAGTGGGCAATCTTTATTACAAGAAATGGAAACTAGAATATATGGTAGAGTGCTTGAGAAAACACACCCACAAAAGAATAAGAAAATAATTGCTATAAAATCTAATATGCAGAAAGAAGATAGGGCAGAGATGGCTACAAGTGAAATTAATAGTGGAAAAGTCTTTTTCCCAGAAAGTTTAGAAAGAACATCAAAGATAAATGGAAAGAACACCAATAGTCTTGAAGAGGTAAAACTACAAATGCGGGTCTTCCCAAATGGTGGTAAAAAGATACACGATGATGCTGTTGATACAATTTCACAATTATTGAATTGGTGCAAGGTAAACCTATATAACAAAAAAAGGGAGTTTAAGATATGGTCAGTATAGAAAAACTTAGAAATATGTTAAAGAAAATTCCTATCTTATTGCAAAAAATAAAACAATTTATAGCGAAGATTATAAAGAAATTATGGAAAACAGCAAAGGAAATAATTAAGTTTTTATTCTTATTTATTTTTCCAATCAAAGAAACAAGAAACTCAAAAGGACTATTAGATTTAACACTAACAATATCGTTACTCTTTTTTGCTTATAGATTTACATATCTTCATACACTAAAGGAATTTATAGCTAATGCCTGCTCATTTGGTACTTTATTTACAATGTTAATTACATTTATTCTATTGAATAACAAAAAATAATAATGTTTGGAATTTTTAATAAAAAAAGTACAGAGTTTTCTGCTTCACAAGATATGCCTTTTGTGCAGAGATATAATATAAACGGATTTGATTTGCTTTATGTAACATTAAATTCAGAATACAATAGGAGTCCTATTGTAAATAGGGTGGTCTCTGTGATCGCTGATTCAGTCGCTAATCTTCCTCCCTTGATAATTAACGAAGATAATCGATCAAAAATCAAAGACCATCCTTTTTTAAGTATATTAAAGACTCCGAACGAAGAACAAATTTGGATTGAATTTGTAAGAGATACAATATCTGATTATCTACTTAATTTTAGTTCTTATACTTATCTAGGTTTGGACACAAATGGAGAAATAAATCACCTTACGAGAGTTAAAGAAGAAAATGTTAATATAAAAATTAATACTATAAGTGGAAATCCAGATTACTATACTGTCAAAGGATATAGTTCTCAAAGAAATATTAAGTATTATCCATATTTTGATAAAAGAGCACAATTATTAAAATGGTCTCAATATAATTCCAAATCAATGTTTTTTGGTGAGAAAGGAGTGCCAAAACTTTCCTCGGCTATTGATGAAATACACCACGTTGAATTAGCGAGTAAATATAATCTTTCTTTCTTAAAAAAGGGAGCTAGACCAAGTTTCGCGTTAATAATAGGTGCTGAGAACGGATACGCTGGACAGCTAACACAAGAGCAAAGAAATGCATTAAAAGTTGAATTACAAAGTAAAATTGGAGGTGCTGAAAACGCTGGTGAGACTATGATACTTGAAGGTGGAATGGATATAAAACAGCTATCAACAAATAATAAAGATATGGATTTTAAAGAACTTACAGAATTATCTATAATAATGATTTGTATGATTTATGGCGTTCCACCTGAAATGGTTGGCATTACAAAAGCAAAGACATATAACTCAGCAGAAGAAGCTAGAACCGCCTTTTTTGATAATACTATAATGCCTATTGCTAATCTGTTCTATGGAAAAATGAGTGCTTCTACAATGTTTAGATACGCTTTAAACAAACCTAATACCTCAAGATTCAAAAAAGCAATTTTAACATATGACAAATCGTCTATAGATTCACTAGAAAAGAGAAAATATGAAATATTTGAAATAGCAAAGAAATCTGGTGCTTTAACAATTAATGAAAGAAGAGCGTTACAACATTTAGACCCAGTCGATGGCGGTGATGTTGTATTAATTGGAACAGGAGAAATGCCACATAATATGACGACACGAAACGCTGTAGACAAAAACGGCGTGTCAAACGAACAAAGCGATGGAGGCGAAGGTGAAAGTAAAACTGAGTAAAGTACAAGAAAATCCAAAGAGGATAATTACAGTAGGCGAACAACAAATTCATCAAAATGGGTTTCCTTGTATTTCAGAAAATAACGCTACTTATATTGGAAATGGGGACACTACAATTGATGTTGATACTATTACATTTGATGTAGAGCTTGATAACAATCTATTTGCACCAGCTTCTTTTTCTGATGGAGATAGCATACGATTAATATTGCAAGACGGTAACTCTGCATATACTAAAGTGGTATTAAAATTTTTAGATATAGCATCGTTAGAAGTTCCACTTTATAATATCTCTGGCACAATTCTTTTACCAGCTAGCTCAATAAAAGAAAATATCTTTTATATATTAGAATATGTTGCTGTAGACGCTCCTGGTATAAGTTATTTTAAGCCTACATTTGTAGAAGGTTTTAATCTGTCAGAGCTTTTAGAAACAAATTATGTCCAATTATATAGAAGCATAGATTCTGTAACAAATTATGCAGAAAGCTTTACCGGTAAGTCAATAATTGATACTGATTACAAATATGAACTAAGTGCCTTTCCAGTTGAAGATGATAGATATTCTTTAATTAATACAGATATATTAAAATTTAATTATAGCGTATTTTCACATTATGAATCAACACCTTATTGGATAGATTATATAATAACTGGAAATGATTATTTACCAATCACATTACCTAAAAGAGATATATTTTCTGTATCAAGAATAACATATATAGACGAATCTGATGTAGAACAAGATATGGATATGACGTTGTTTGATATAGTCAATGCTGGGCTGTATGGGGAATATATGCTTGTATTGCCAAACAAGGATAGTGGATTTATATTACCTACCGATGTGAAAGACACAGCTTATCCTTATGCAATATATTTCTCAGCTGGATATGAAGATAATAATGTGCCATCTGATTTAAAAAGAGCTATTCAAACACATTGTGCGTTCTTATGGGCTAACAGAGGAGATATGGTAAGCGTAGCAAAAAATAATGATTACAAGACTATGGATAAGTCAGATATAACAAAAGATATATATAATAAGTATAAATATTTGAGCATTTAAAATGTCTAGTACGAGAGATAATTATGGAAATTTTGATAATTTTAACTTTGGGGATTTTAGTCATTGTGTAGAAATACAAAAAAGAGTTGAACTCCCGTCTAATAATGTAAGTGGCTCTCAAGTAATAGATTTTGAAACCATTTCCACGGTAAATGTTTTCTGGCAAGATTTAAAACCTATAGAGGCTGTTGGTGAAGGAGATGTTGGTGATGCTGAATCCTTAGTAGCTAAAAATATTAAGAATGCCTGTATCGTAATGCCATATAGAACAAATCTTACAGTAGCAGATACTTGGTTTCTTTATAAAGAAACAGGGGTCAGATACAAGCTAGAAAGCATAGATAATGTAGATAAGAAAAGAAGGTATTTAAAGTTGTTCTTAATTGAAAAAGGTAACGAAAATATTGTGGGGTCTGAGCTATAATGGCAAATATATCACAATTACCAAATGATTTGTACAAACTATTTGAAGTTATAAGAGAAGACCTTGCACAAGAAGTTGGAAAAACAGTGCGTGATAGAGCAAAATTATCTCTTGATGAACCTAAATCTGGAGTATTGAATAAAAATACCGGTAAACCTAGGTCTGAATGGGGTGAGCCTCCAGCTTCAGATACTGGAGAAACAAAAAGAAACACCTTTTATAGAACAAAAAAAGTTGGTGGAAAAACTACTGTTATAGATATTATTAATAACACTAAATATGCTGGATATATGGAGGCTAGTAATTACTTAAATAGACCATATTTGCAGAACGCAGTAAGCGATGTTATGGATAATCCTATAATCGTAGAAGATTTAATAGTAAAGGCTGTAAATAAACACTATGGGATTTTTATAAAATAATGTATACAACAACAATTATATCACAAATAAAAGCTTGGCTTCCAGAATTTACAAGTTATTTTGCTGAAGAACAAAGTATAGCATCAATAAATATTGTGAATGGTTTATGCACAGTTACCACATTAGCTAACCATAATTTACTTACAGATGATGTAATCTATATAAAGAATGCGAATGTACCAATAAAAATCTCAGCAATTACAAAAGAAAGTGCAGATTCTATAATTGCTACAGTAACAACAAGTACATATCACGACCAAACTACAGGATATACAACTATTTCTGAAATAGAAGGGGTCGTAGATAGTTTATATAACGGTGATATGGTTTTTATAGAAGATATAGATTCTACCCATTTTACTATAACTGTAGACTCGGCTACAGCTCAAACTCCAGATATAACAGATGCTTATCTAATCTTAGAAAAGAAACAATTAGTCAATGGTTGGAAAACAATCACGAAACTTTCTGATACTACTTTTTCTTATCAAGAAACTCTAACAGATTTGAACGGACTTGTTGAGAACTCTGGAATAGTTCTTATCAAAAATCAAAGAGTGTATGGATGCTCTGATTACGCTGATGCGTATGACTTATATTGTAATTCTTTTGGTAAGAAAAACACTGATGGTGAAATAGTTGATGTGTTATTTAAAACGGATAGTGAACTAACTCTTTATATTGACTTACAACCAGTCGTTAGGAACACAGCTACTAAAGATACTTCGCAAGGAATGTATAGTTTTCTTCTAAGTCTTTATGTATTTGCCCCAATTAAAAATAGTAGGAGATACCTAGCAAGAGATAAAATGAGTTTTCTCCAATCTGAAGTTATGAATAAAATACTTGGAGATAAAAGATTACAAACAGATGACTTATATTCTGTCCCGGAAACAGAATTATTAAAATTTATTCAATCAAGAATGGCGGCAACAAGAGATAGAGTTATTTATCCTTATGAATTTCAATATGAATTTAAAATAAGAACTTGGTCTACAGATTTTGCACTGCCTTATGATAGCACTAGATTGAATAAGTTAGTTCTCAGGTCTTCCATAGAAGACAGTGATGAATTATCTACTACAAATGTAGATTACTAAAAAAGGAGCTGATATGCAATACATTAAAATTCAAATAAATAAAAAGGGTTTTATAGGTGAAAAGGGAGAAAAGCTATGTCTTGGTAAGATAATTACCATAGAAGCTTTTGATGAAAAAACACCTCGTTCGCCATTTTATCAAAGAAGATTGAAAGATTCTATTACAGATAATTGTGTTTCTATAGTAAAAAAAGAAATTAAAGAAATTAAAAAAGAAGTTATAGAAGAGATTAAAGAAGAAAAAATTTTAACAAAAATTAATAACAAAAAAGAAAGTAAATAGATATGCCAAGAATATATGTTAATACAATAGAGCAAGGTTCTCCATCAATAGAGTATAAAACTCTTATGATAGGAAGTGCCGAGCACACACAAACTGGAGTAAGCACAGGCTCACTCGTTACGACTATTGCTTCTAAAAGTGCTTTGATTACAGCTATAGGAGGAGGAACATTCTTATATAATATGGCTGATGCTTTTTGGAAAGCTGATAAAAAGTTTCAAACAACATTAGATTTTATCTTTCTTGAAGAAACCGTAGCAGCTACCGCAGGAACAAGAACGATACCTTTAACTGGAACTGCAACCGCAGCCGGTTCTTTTACTGTTGCTGTAGGAGACAGAGCTTGGACTGCAACAGTTGCCGTTGCTATAGATGATACTGCGGAAGAAATAGGGGTTGCCTTAGACGCCGCATTAGACGAATTAGAAAACTTTCCTTTCACTCCATCAAATAGTACAGGAACTTTGACATTAACATCAAAAGTTTATGGTGGAATAGAAAGTGCAATACCATTAAAAATTAGTGGTTCTGCTGAGGGGATAGTTATTGGAACACTAGGTGGTGTTGCCGGAGTAAATCCTCCAGTAGTTACTGGAATACAAGCAATATTGGATGCTGCTGAAGCAAGATATGATGTTATCTTAGTAGAGGATGGAGTTGTTATGACTCCTATTACAACTATGTTAGAAACATATAAAGAAATTAATAACTTAGACCAACAGGGTAATGTTATACTTTCTAGCACAGATACTTATGCTAGTTTATTAGTTGACCCTGCCACATATAATGACAGAACCGTATGGTTAAGTGGATTAAAAGCTGTAACAAGTGCTACAGAAACTTCCTCTAATCATATCTTTACAACAGAATGTCTTTGGAGAAGTTATGTAGCTGGAATATATGCAGTATGCTTAACAGAAGGGGCAGATTGCTCTGATTTCTTACCAAATATAGCACTTGGTAGTCCAGATAATAGAAGCGTACCATTCGCTGATATTGTTTCAGAAGATTACTATGTAACAGACGGAGAAGGTTGGACTTTAACAGAAATGATAAACTTAGAAGCTGCGGGAGTATTCGTAGTGCATAATAACACAGCAGGAAACTTAGAGCTTGGAAATGTAGTAACAACTTATGTTACAGATTCTGAAGGAAATCCTGATGTTGCTTTCCATTTTGTAAATGGACAACTTATTGCACAGTTTTCAAATTCATATTTCTATACAATGTTGAAGACATTGAAACATCAAAGGCTTTATTCTGCAACAGCTCGTTCTAAAATAACATCTTACTTCTCATTATGGTATGATGCTTTATCAAATGTACAAGAAGATGAAAATGGAAATAAGTATATTTTATTAGATTCTGATGGAAAAGATGAGTTTATGACTACTTTGAAAGATACTATGACAGTAACATTATCTTCGGGAGAAGTTGATATTACTAAAGCTGTATTAAGTATTTTATCACAGTTGAGAATAGTACAATTCTTTAACAAATTTCAATATTTATAAACAATAAGAATAGTTATATATTATGGCGATAGACACAACAAATATGAATGATTGGGAAAACAAAACCGTTGATGTATTCCCAAGATTAGAATTCGATGGAACTCAATTTGAATATGCAAAACAAGATAGCTCTCCAGCACTTGAGAGTTCAGGTCTTAACACTATAAAAACCATTAAATTATATGGTGGTAGTGTTATGTATGTTGAGGAAACAACAAACGATGGTACTAAATATACAATCCCAGTTGTGCAATGTGCTTCATTAAGAAATTTCGTATTAAGAAATAGAAAAAGTGGAAACTCGTTTACTATGAGACTTTCTTATGAGAAAGAAGGCTATGTAGAGCAAGTATCAAGTGCTCAATTTGTTGATATTCCAACAGGAAATAACGGAGATGTCGTAAACTTGACGGTCGTTGGAACACAATTTACAAGTGACAAAGTTTAATTAATGTTTAAGGGAGAACAAAAATGGAAACTACTAAACTAAAAGAGAAGAAAGTTTTAGAATATAAACTTAATAAAGAGATACAGTATTCTAAAGAAGGGACTTTTTTAAAAACTAAAACTTTGTATTGTTTAGACCCAAAAGAAATAAGATGGACTCAAATAGAAGAATACGAAGAAGAGTCGTATAATCTTATGGATTTAATAGACAAATATGAATCTATAGCACAAAGACGAGTTGCAATTGAGCAGGAAGAAACGAATAAAAATAAATCTGAGAAAGAGTTACAAAAAGAATCAGAAGTAGCAATAAAAGATTTAAAGAAATTAAAGGACAATTTCTCTAAAGAAGAGATAGATAAATTTATAGTTCTTAATAAGCTAAATATGGCTAAATCTGCTGGGCTTCCTACTTTCAAATTAAAGGAACAGTCTAAAAATTTAATGAGCAAATTTATGTTTGCTGATAAAGAATTAACTATTCCTATTACTAGGGATGATGTTATGAGAGAGCTTGGCTTAGAGTACAAGAGCATAATGGATTTTTTTTTGGCAGAGGTTATTATACTTTATATTGTATCGGAAACAGGAAACTCCATAACGACATAGATTTGAATATAAGAAAATTACCTATTCAATTCAAAGGAAGTATTAGTTTAGAATACCTTATAAAAATGCCTATAGATAAAATGCTAGATGAGATGGTCAAACTAGACAAAGCTCTTTGTTCCTATGCGAAAGATATAGAAAAATCTATGAGGAAATAAATGGCTTATCAAATTCCTATAGACATTAATAGTCTTATAGAAAAAAAATTAAAGAATGTAGACAACCTAATAAAACGCATTGGCGTAAGTACAAACAAAGTAAACAAACAAGGTTTTCTTTTATCAGCCAAAACTCAAGCTGCCGAAGCAAAAGCTATGGCTAGTCTTAGAAAGGGAAGTATGCAAGCTAAGGAAAGTATGGCGAGAACCACCCTTAGTACGGATAGATTACAGCGAAGCCTAGCAAGAGTAAATATAACAGGGAAGGTTACGGAAAACCAATTTAAAAGATTATTTAATCTGCCAGCCTTATCATCTAATATTGGTTTAGCTCAATTAACTGGTCGTCTTAGAACAACATTAGCAGATAAAAATATAACAATGGCGCAAGCTCAGATGTTTCGTAATGTGCAGACATCTATGTTGTCAAAAGCAGTAGATAAAAAAGCTGTTTTAAAATTAGGAAATCAATTAGGAGCAAATCTGTCTACAAACTTTTTAGATTCTTTTGAAAAGAATATAAAGGGTGGAAAACAGATGGGAAGAATAGAGGATTTCTTCAAAAAAAGGTTAGTAACAGTTGGAAGTTTCTTCGGTATTTATGCTGGTGCTCAATTTGTCTTAAATTCAGTACGAATAAAAGCTCAAACAGATTCCGCTATCCGAACTATGGCGGCTATAATGCCAAACTTTGGTATTACTGGTAGACCTGAAGAGGTTATGAAGTTTGCTAAAGGCGATTTAATGCGGTTTAGAAGAGAAATGACTAAAATCGGAATTGACCCTTATACTGTTCAAAAACCTTATGCACAGTTTTTAGCTTCTTCTCAAGGAACTTTAGATTCCGCTAGAAGAAATGCAAAATCCTTTATGGTTCTTGGTAAAGTTTATGGTCTTACTGGCGAAGAAATGAAAGGAATGTTCTACGCATTAACACAAATGCAGTCTAAAGGAGTTGTTTCAATGGAAGAATTACGTAGGCAACTTGGTGATCGTGTTCCTGGTGCTTTAAAATTAGCAGCTGATGCTATGGGAATGACTACTAGAGAATTAGATAAGTTAGTTTCAAGTGGAGATTTAGCGTCAACCATCTTGATAGAAAAAATGGCTGTAAAAATACAAAAAGAATATGGCGGATTGGTAGCCTTCTTTAAAAAAGGAGATTTAAACACAGCTCTTCAAATGTTATCATTTCAATTTAAAAACTTGCAAGAAGCTATGGGAGGAACTGGCGCAAGTGGATTGACAGCAAAATTTACGATTTATGGTCTTACCAAAGCACTCCAAAGTTTAACACTTGTCGCTCCTATACTGACTACAATGGCTTTTGGTGCTGGATTATCAATATTAAGCAAACACAGTGGAGCATTATTACACGCTTTTTTCGGAGTAAGAAGTTTTGGAGCTTTAAAGAAAGGAATTCCGATGATGTCTGCTTTTAGTGGAGCTATTGGTTCTTATGTAGCTCTTTTAATTAGCCTATCAACTATAGCAGAAAAAAAACAACAGGGGGAAAAGGTTGGTTGGAAAGATTGGATTATGCCTTCGCTTTTTGGAGCTCTGGCGGTTGGTCAGATTGGAGGAGGCGCAAAAAGCGCACTAGCTTTTGGAGCGAGTCAACGTGCAAAACTTAAAGGAATGCAGACAGTAGGCAAAGCTGTTGGTGGAATTGGGAAAGTTGGACTGCTTGCTACCGGTGTAGCGGCGATAGGAAAACTTTTTGCTTTAATAACTGGTTTTCTATTCAGCGTTCCTGCGCTGATTGCATTGGTAACATCTGGGGTTGGCGTAGCTAGTTATATGGCATACAGACACTACAAAAAAGCACCTGCTGATGTAGAAATGAATGGTCCAAAAGGAGGGACACAAAAAGGTTCTCCGATTGATATTAACTTAAATGTTAGGTCAAATAATAATAACCAAGTAGAATCAAGTATTTTTAACGACAATGGTCTCATTAATGTTAAATATAATTATGCTGGAGGCTTACAATGAGCGTATTAAGAGACTATATAAAAATAAAAAGCAGTGATAGTGGTACTAAAAAGTTTAAGTGGACTTCAATAACTGATAGCTTTGGAAAAAGATTAGATATAAAACAAATAAATTATATTGATACTCCATTAATACAGTATTTTGGTGAAAGTCTTCGTTCTTTTGATGTAAATATTATTACTGGAGCAAAAGCACCTTCCGGAAAAAGTGCATATAGAAGAGATAAGAACTGGTTAAATGAGTTTTTTAACACTGAAAAAAGTAAAATATTCCACCTAACTTTTCCAGATGGAAAGACTAAACGATGTGTATTCAATAATGGTACAATAACTGAGAGCAGTAATAGTACTGGACAACTTACCGTTTCTTTCAAATGCACTTATTATCCTATTCCAAAAGTTAAATCTGACGCACCAGATAAAGGTAAACTTCCAGAATGGGTTCAAGATTTGCAAAGAACTATTACAGACACTGCTGATGACTTCTTTAAAAATGAAAAGGTTATTGGGTTTAATAAATTTTTAACATCGTTACCACAAACAGCAGATACAGTTGCCGACTTTGTAGAAAAAGTACAAGATAAATTATCTACTTTAGAAGAACTTGGTTCTGATGTAGTTGGATTATTCCAACAACCTAGTGAGTGGGTGTCCTCTTTATTAGAAATAAATAGTAGCGTAAGGTCTTTAGCTTCCACTCCGCAAACATTATATGCAACAATAATAAGCACAGTTTCTCAAGTAGGAGTATATTTTGGAGATACAGCATCAACATTTGATGCAGTAGCAAATACATTTACTTTCCAAAAAGCAGAGTCAAAAACCTACACGAACGCACAAGAATATTATAAGCAATCTAATGAAGATGGAAATAATGCAATCTTTAATTCTCTTGCTTTCATATCTTTGATAAGCATTGCCTCTGGTATAGAATACAAGAACAGTGAAGAAGTAGATAAAGTACAAAACTCCTTAGATGAAACTTATAGATTTTTAATCTCAGATATTACTTTACCAAATGAAGTTAGACAATCGTTATTTGAAGCAAAAATAGCGGCTGATGAATATCTTAATTCAATAAGATTGAATATCAATTCTGTTATACTTGTTGATATTACTAGGATACAGCCATTTGATAAAATAGTATTTGACAGGTATGGTAGTTTAGATTTATACAATGAATTACTCGCCTTAAACTCTTCTATTGTTACTGATATAAACAATGTTTCTGGGGAGATTAAACTATATGCTATCTAATAAAAAATTACAAGCTGGAACATTTGAAGTTGAAGTAACTACCGCTAACAAGAAATCCAATAGATTTGCTCCTTTATCTGGTAAGGTAAATAAAAAATTTGGGGATATTTGCCCTAATTTTGAATTTAATCTTCCTTTTAGTTCCCTAAATTATGTTGGAGATATAACTGGAGCTGAAGCAAGAGTATATATGGACGGTGATTTTTATTGCGGAGGATATATTACTTCAAGAATAGAAAAATCAAATGTAATCCAATATAACTGTAATGGATATGGATATGAAATAGCAAAAACAAAATGTCTTAGTGGAATATCTTATGGTGGAGAAAAAATTAAAGATTTCCTTCAAAATGTTATAGGGGGAGGTATAATATACAAGAAAGAACTTATTGCCGACACTAGTTCTGTTGCAGAAAATACCGTATTAAAATATATTAATAGAGTATCGGAAATAGCCGGTAAAACAACTCCATTGCTATCTCAAATGACGAGCTTTTCTGGATGGACAGAAAAAAATATCACTATGAATTATATTTTATATGACCCTTTTGATTATGGTTCTGATACTGTAGAATTAGACGATTCTCAAAAGCCAGAAGCTAATGTAGGGACGCCATTACTAGATTTTATACGAAGCGTACTCCTACCAAATAACTTATTTTTAAGTTGTATAGGAACATACGATGCTATAAACGACAAAGAATTAAAAAAATATTTAAAATCTCAATTACCAAGATTAACCGGAAGTGGAAAGAAACAAATCTATATTCTTGCTCTTGTTAAACCTAGTGTAAATTTGACCACCAATTCTTCCTCCGTTCAAAAAGGACAATTTGATATTTCTCTTGCTTCTGTAAAAAATGGTTTTGGAGATGCTTCAAATGTTTTAAATCCTGATGCAAGATTCTTAGTGGATAAAAGTAACAGATTTACTGAATACATAGGAGTGTGTAAAAAAGGGGGAAAAAGCACCGACTCAGACCCAGATACTATAGCTAGCGTTAGAGATTTAGCAATACTTGATGGAACAATAGATGTTGTAGAATTTAAAGTAAATGCTAGTGCAAAATATCTGCAAACATTAATAAATTATGAAAAAAATAGAAGGGTAGCGGAAAGTTATACTTATAGTGTTGATGTAATAGGATTCAAACAAGGTTTATCAATTAAGAATATTAATAGCGGAATAAACAAAACAGGAAAATTATTTTGGGATGTAAATCAAAACATAAATGTAGCTGACAAGAAATACGGAATCGATACGAGTATGTTTATGAAAGAAGTAACCCTTTACTGGGGAGAAGCTGGGGCGAGTACAACACTTAATTTAACTCTTCCTAGTGCATATACATCAGCATCTCAATCAATAAACGAACAAAAGCTAGAAGATGCTAGACAAAAAAGAATACCAACAACAAAAGAAGAATTAGACCAGTGGAATAAAACAAAGATTTTCTTAACACAAAGAACAAAAGCTCCTTTACAAAAATATTTAAAATAAACAATAAAATATGAAAATTTATAGAGCAACAATATATTCAATAGAAAGCGATACACAGCCATATGCTGTTTATATAAAGCGTCTTGGTTTAACAAAACCATTAGTTTTAGACACTGGACATACTATTAATTCTGACCCGATTAAGAAATCTATATTTTTGATGGACCCTACAGGAAGAGCATCAAAACCAGCCGCTGGTGATGAGGTTTTATGTTTTGAAATTGATTCAACGGAAACTTGGGGATTCTGCATAGAAAGAAAAGGACAGCCAGAAAGAATAACTAATGAAATATGCGAAGGAAACTTTAAGACAAATAATTTTGTTAGAATAAATGATAGTGAAATTCTTATAGAAGAAGATGGAACTAAAAGAGTTTTTATCGATACCGAAAGCATAGAATTTACATCTTCAGTAAAGCATATAGTTCAAACAGAACTATTACAGCTTATTTCAACTACCACAGCGGAAATTTCTGCTGATGAAACAACAATAAACGGAGATACTAGCTTAGATTTAACAAGTGACGAAGTTGGTATAGTTGGGACTTCCAAAGCAGGTATAACAAGTGCTTTAATTAACTTAATTGGTGCTGTAAAACTTGGTTCTAATTCAGCAGCAAAAGGCGGAGCAAGAATAGGCGATACAGTAAGTGTAGTAGTAACAACTGGTAGTAGCGCTGGAACATACGCCGGCACAATAACATCAGGTAGTACAACCGTAATGATTGAGGATTAATGGAAATAAACGATATAGCAACATTAATGGACGATAATGGGTTATGGGACTATGCTATAGAATCTGGCGGTTTATCTGTGGATTCTAGTTTAAATTCAGCAATAACATATCTCTTGTTCACGAACGCTTTTGATAACACATATCCTGTTGGACACAAAGAAGGATGGGCTGGAGGAACTTTAACTTGTTTCTTATGGCAATATAAACACTCTATTTTGAATGACGAAACTATCTTAGAAATAGAAGGTGTTATTCAAGATGCTCTTCAACCATTGATAGATAACAATATTGTAAGCGAGATAGATGTTAGTGGAGCAATAGATGATTTAGCAACCGGAGCTACAATTTTTACAATAGAATATACACAAGTTAGAAGTGGAGAAATAGGAAAATATTATTTCGCATACCAACAAATAGGAGCATAAGATGACAGATTTTACCGATTTAGAAAATGTACAAAGTAATACTGATTTTAATAGGAAGCAATATCTTCAAAATCAAGGGATTATAATAAATTATACTACAACTCAAGGACTTATCTTAAAGTCAGAAAATGTATCTAATGCGCAAAATATGTGGCAATTAGCTAATCAAATAGAAAATGTTAGTGTACCTTTATTTTTTCCACAAACTTCTACTAATGACGGATTAAAATTATATCACGGAAATACTTGGGGAGTTACTTTATCTACTGCATCTTCTTCAAATGGAAACGCAATATTTCAAGGAACTGCTACAACTAGCATTTCTATAAATACAGAAGTATCAGATGGAGCTCAAAGCTACCTTACAACACAAGTTGGGCTTATAACAACAACGATTGTTGATGTAGCCTCTATAGTTGTAGCTGGTGGGGTTGCTACTGTTACTTTAGACGAAGATTTTACTATGGGAAGCGGTATTAATTGTACTATATTGGGAGCAACACCATCTGAATTAAATGTTGTTGATGAACCAATAAATGTTACAGATTCAAATATCTTTACTTTTGCTTCCGCCGCCACTCCCGGCGCTGCAACTGGAACTATTACAGCAACATTCACAATGGCGGTTGTCCCTATTCAGGCAGCAGAAACTGGATTAGATACAAATCAAGACAATGGGGCAACCTTAACAATGGTTAATACCGTAGCTGATATAGATGATAATCTTTATGTTTCTTATGATGGATTAACAGGAGGAACAGACCAAGAAACTGATATTTCATATAGGTCAAGAATCTTAAATGTTACACAAAATATACCACAAGCGTGGAATAAAGCGGCAATTAATCAATATATTACAGAATTTGATAACGCAAAATATAGAAGTGCTTTGGTTTATACTCCTAGAGCAGAAAATACAGCTGGAGTAGAAACTGGTGGATATACAACAATTTACTTTCTAAAAGAAGGAAATCTTATACCAACCGCTAGTGAAATAACAGAGTTGAGAGATTATCTTATTGATAATTATTATCCTACTTGGGGTTTAACAACAGCTTTCCAAATAGTGGCACCAACCGTAAAAGATGTGACTGTAGAAATACAATTAACAGGAGTATACGATACTAGTGCTATGAGAACTGCCGTCTTAGATAGTGTAAGAAATATATTCTTAGATACCTCGTTCGCATATTTTAGAACAGATGTGTTATATCAAGGATTAGTCCAAAGAATAAGACAAACTTATGATGCAAACGGAACATTCTTATTGGATAATTTCACATTAGTTTTGCCGGTAGCGGATGTTACTTTATTATATGACGAATTTCCATTTTTAGAAAATGACACAGTGGTATTTTCATAATGGCAGAAACAGTATATAACGCAAAAACATTAGATAGGTGGCATCAGCTTTTAGCTCTTAAATATCCTAATGGAGATTTATTCAGAGCTTTGACAATAGAAGATACAAATATGTATTATCTTCTACGCTCAAAAGCAATCACATATCAGCAACTTGATACTTGGATTGCAGAAAAACTTAATGGACTGATACTTTCAGCAGATTCTCCCTATCTAAATGAATACTGGGATATGCTAGGAATAAGTAAATTTCTTGCAAAACCTTCTGATACAGAAAGAATGTACACTATAATAAAAGCTTTCGCTTATGCAAAAAATGGTCTTATTACTTTTGAACAAATAGAAGACTTTATAAGTGATGTTTTTGGTGAAGAAATTTCTGTTGAAAATGTTTACAATGCCGAAGATGTTGCTTTTGCTTATACTCTTCCCCTAACATTTTATGGAACAGATGCAATATTTACTGCAATTATAGAATTTACCTCTGAAACCTCAGAGGATGCAACAGGTCTTCCATACACCTTACCATTCGTGTTAAAAGGTAATAGGTACAGAGATGTTATAAAAGCTATCCTAGAAGAAGTAATTGATATTAATTTTAAAGTAGTTTATAAAAATGGCTAAATTTTCAACATTACCTAAAGTAGATTTACCAGCAGGCGGAACTCCAGCTGAAGTTAATCAATATTACGCACTAGATGCTACGCAATCCTGTACAGAGATACAAACAATCATTAATAATGTTGGAATAACTCCAACAGATTCTGATACCTCACAGGTTTCTAAATCTGTTTCAAGATATGCTATGGCTAATATGTTTATAGAAAGCGCTGGGTCATCTCACAGTGGTGCTGCCGACTTATATATTGCTATTAGACCAGTTGCAGCCGTAACAACATCTATGAAAATCCCAACTACATTTATAGAAGGTTCTTTCTTCTTTAAGGCTTCCGCTGCAAACCAAAGTAATAATGTCCAGTTTCAATTAAACACAAACTCAGCTGTTGTATTTAAAAAATTAAATATGAATGGACAATTAATTGACTTGGATGTTGGAGATATAGTGGCTGATGATATTATATCAGTTCATTTAGACTTAGCAAATAATATCGCAATTCTTAAGAGAACACTTTCTTCTGACGAGGTAGAAGGATTGGTAGGAAAATTTAATATTAAAGAAACTTTAGACTTTACAGCTTCCGCTCCTGTTGCAAGTACAATAGGATATAAATATATAAACACAACAACTGGGGTAATATCTGACGGATATGTTGGGGCTGGAACTGATACGGCTGTAACAGAGAATAAAATATATCAATTATACGATGATGGCACTCCTTATAGATGGTATGAGATAGATGCAGAGGATGGAATGTTAGCTTTTGATGAGGACACTGATTCATTGAAATTATATAATGGTAGTGCGTGGAATACTATTGGAGGAGCTACTATTGAAGTGGATGATTTACAAATTAATAATAAATTTAATACTCAAATTACCTCGCAAGCGATTTCTTCCGGAGCTATAGCATATACAGGATATGCTACATCTATTACAGGTGAAGGAGCGGCAGCAGATACCTTAACTGATATCACTGGAGGGATAGCTGGTGATAGATTAACAATCTATTGCGGAACAGGATATACAATAACTATTGCACATAATGAATCTAAAATTAATTTAACAGCTAATCAAGATATTTATATGAGGAATGGAGATATATTAGATTTAATATGTATCGGTTCTAATATCTGGCTTGAAATAGCTGATTCTCTATTAGATAATGCTAACATACGTGATAAATATTATATATATGGTTTTGTCTCATCAAGTGGGTCTGATACAGACGAAGAAATAGATGTTACAGCAGGAAAAGCTATCTGTGAAGATGGTATGACAATAATAGAAGCAGGAGCAACTACAGACTTAAATCTTCCTACTGAATTTGGTGGGGCTTTAACTGGAGATACAACTTACCATGTATATAGATACCAAAGAGCAACTGATCAAGCTTGGCATGTTGAAGATTCTTTAACTCCAACTATCGGAGATATAAGGAATGCATTAGCTTATAGAAGAATTGCAAGTTTTAAAACTGATGCTAGTGGTGATTTATATGACTTTGAAGGAGAAGTTTTACCGTCAGGTGGAATAGAAATAAATTATGTATCTGATATACTTGATTTAAATGCTTCCAACCCTGCCGTCGCTGGAAGTATCAATTTAACTTTAAGTGCTCCCTCTGGGTTACCTCTTAGAGCTAAAGTTCTCGGCTCAATAGCGGCAGGAAGTGGAACTGGAGACAGTTTAGGAGTTAATTTTAGTAGCGTTGGATTATCTGTAGCAACTAGAGGTGCTGGATTTGAAGATTTAAACAGTAGAGGAGATGCCGAAAGGTATCCAAATATGCAAAAGTATATAAAACTAAATACTTCATCGCAAATTGTTTACGAAGTTACTTCGTCAACTATAAATAACACATTAAAATTTTATACAAAAGGATACCAAGACTATAGAAACTATTTTTAGTATATATTGAGTAATTGTTGATAGTTTACCAACAATTACTCAATATAATCTATTTTTTTGCTATTACTACAAAATAATCTGAATCATTTCTTTTATTTTTTGATGAGATAATAGCATTATTTTGATATATGATTTCAATATTTAAAAATCCACAATCTAATAATATTTTTTCAATTTCTTCTTTTGTATAATGTTTAAAATGGTGAATATTTGTATGTTTACCATTTTGATATAATGGACGCCCTTCTTCATTTGGTGTTGAACCAATAAATGTTCCACCTTTTTTCAACCACTTATAATAATTTTTTAACATTATTTTTAAATCACTTTCCCTAACATGTTCTAATGTTTCAAAGGATATAATTTTATTAAAAGAAGACGCAGAAAAGAATTGATTATCTAAAGCATTTCCAACATTAAAACTCAAATTACTATTCTTGCACATTTTTTTACAAAAATTAATTGCAGTTTCAGAAATATCAACACCTAATACTTGTTGTGCTTCTGTTTCTTCAGCTATTAGATGTGAACCGTAACCAGTTCCACAAGCAATATCTAAAACATTATCATCTTTTTTAATTAATTCTTTTGCAAAGTCATACCTATTAAAATGCTCATAATACCATATTGGAAGATTAGGATTATTTTTTATTTCTTTATAATCAGAAACTACAAGTCTTTCTAAACAATAAGATGGATGTAATTCAATCCCTTCAGTCAAATATTTAAATATGATATTATTATCATACTCAATTGTTGCTTTTAATTCTTTGATTTTTAATTCAAGATTTTTGATTCTTTTTTTCGTACTCATTTTAATACCTTTTATTAATATAGTCAAGTAAGGTGGGCAGGCTTGACACTCCCCCCGTAAGAATTGTGTAACTACCCATATAAGAATATATAGATATAAATTTAATTGTCAAGTGTTTTTTCTCAACAGGTCTTCCATACACCTTATCATTCGTGTTAAAAGGTAATAATTAAAGAAATTTAACTACATAACAAATCTATGAAAAATAAAACATTAGACTTCAAACTAGAAATCAAACAGTTAGATGATACAGGAACTATAGAAGGATATGGTTCTATATTTGGTAATAAAGACTCTTATGACGATATAGTCCAAAAGGGTGCTTTTACAAAGTCTTTAATGAAAAAACCAGCAAAGAAAGTCAAATTACTTTGGCAACACGATTCATATGAGCCAATAGGCGTTTGGGAAGAAATAAGAGAAGACGAAAATGGTTTATATTGTAAAGGTAAAATACTTATTAATACATCTAAAGGTGCTGATGTTTACCAAATGTTAAAGGCGGGAGCTATAGACGGACTTTCTATTGGGTATAGAACTATAACAGAAACAGAAGAGGAATATGCGCAGATATTAAAAGAAGTAGATTTATGGGAAATATCCGTAGTTACCTTTCCTGCAAATGAGTTAGCAAATATAACAAGTGTTAAAAATATTAGTATAGATGATAAAGAATTAGAAAAGGATGTAGAAGCCCGGGAAGATGCTGATATAGAACCTGAAATAGAAAATGAAGCAAAACAAAATCAAAGCGAACTTATTAGTAAATGGTCAATGAAAGATTTTGATAAAGCTTTAAAGAGTAAGGACTTCCATTGCACTAACAATGAGCTTAAAACTTTCTATAGTAGATTAGCTGAATTAAAAGCTAAACCTAAAGAAGAAGATGATATGAAAAATGAGAATATAGATGACGCTGAAAAAGATATTGAAATAGTAGATATACCTTTAGAAGAGAAATCTAATATAAACGAAACAATTGCTAAAACTGAAATTCCAGAGGAAAAAGTTGAAGCAAAAAGTATTGAAATTCCAGAGGAATTTAAAAAACAGTGTAAGGAATTAATCAGTGGGATTAATTCTATAATTAATAAACAAAACAACGGAGATTAATATGGAAGATGTAAAAAGCCTTCAAGAAGGTCTTGCAACTGCTGTACAGGCTCTTAACGATTTCAAATCAGAAAAAAATCGTTCAGAATCTGAAATAGCATCGTTTGCAGAAAATGTAAATGCACAGTTTGAAAAAACTGATGTACAACTTAAAAAAATTGAAGATGCTTTAGAAGCAAAAAAAGCTGAAAAAGTAATTGTAGATTCTTTATTTGACGCTAAATCACAAAATCTTAACTTGAAAGAAGTAGAAGCACAAGTAATTGCTGATTATGTAAAAGAACTTGATTCTAAATTAAGACATAAAAATCATTTAATTAATGCTGAAGTATTTGAAAAAGCTGCTAATTTATATGCTGAAAAAAGCGTAATTAACGGCAATAAAGAAGATATACAAAAGATGAAACAAAATCTTTTGGATGCTTCTAACAGCATTGGTTCTATGCCAGTCTTAGACTTCAAAACTCTTAGAGAAGGTGTAAATCCAGATGGTGGATATGTTGCTTTACCAGCACAGATAGGTGCTGTACAAAGCAGGGAATTTGCTTCTTTAGCCTTTAGAAATTCAGCAAATGTAATAAATATTTCCGCTGAAAGTATTGATTTCCCAATTGATGATGGATTGTTTGCAATTTTGAATCCTGGAGAAGAAGGAACAAGAACTGCTACAGCAACATCAAGTTTTGGTAAAGTATCAATTAAAGCTGGAGAATATTTCGCAGAGCCAGTTATTACGACAAAGATGCTTGAAGATTCTGCAATTGATATAGTTTCTTGGATTAATCGTAAAACAGAAGAAGCTTTCTCTTTAGCACAAGAAGAAGACTTTATGATTGGTGATGGAAACAATGACAAGCCAAAAGGAATTTTTGCTTATGATACTTGGACAACTACTCGTATTTATGAAAGAGGAAAATTGGAAGCAGAGACAATTGCAACCAACTTTACAAATCTCGCAGATATGATAATTGATGCCTTTGAAACTCTTCCAACAAGAGCTCAGACAAATGCTAAGTATTTAACAAGTCCGCTATTATGGAGAACCATTTTAAGAATGAAAGATTCTTCAACTGATTATCTATTAAGTCCAGCTATGATTGCAACAGGTTATGGAAGAACATTATATGGTAGACCAGTTATTATTTCTGACTATGTTCCAGCAATGGCTTCAATAACAAATGGTACTGCAACATTAGTAGCAAGCAAGAAAGGTTTAGCTTGCGGTGATTTCAGTTCTTATGTTATTGCTGATAGATTAGGAACGAAGAGACTTGAAGACCCATATACTTCTGCTGGTTATGTAAAGTATAGGTCAAGCAAGAGAACTGGTGGTGGACTTAACCGTTTCCAGGATATTAAATTAATCAAA